TTTTCAAACTCTTTTCTTGCTTCATCTGCTGCTTCTTTTGGAGATAAACCCATATCTAAATACTTTTCAAAAAGAGCTTCTAAAATTTCTTGGTTCTCTACATTAGATGCCATTCTTCTATCTGGCAATACAGGTCCTATTGGTTTTGGTCCAAAAGGATTTACAGGTTGTGTTGGGTCTGGTGGTAATTCTGGACCATTAGCGAAACCTATTCTGCCGCCTTTTGCATATCCACCCATACCAGCTGTATATTCAGCTGTGTTAGCAGAAACAAACTCCTCTATTTCTTCAGATCCTGCGTTTGGATTTAAATTTGTATAATACACTCTTAAGTAAGATTTTAATTTTTCTGGATCTCTTAATTCTTCCTCTGCTTGTTCTTCTGTCAAACCGTATTGAGATGTTAAAAAAGTAGATAGTCCTGCTAATGCACCACCTTTTAATAACGCTGATTTAATACCACCCTCTGCAATTTTTTTTCCACCTGTTAATGCAACTTCATCATATAGGTTTCCAACGGCCGTTTCAGGGCTAAAAAGACCACCCACTAAAGGTAAATTTTTTAATGCAAAACCAGTATTACCCGTTCCTATTTTTCCAAACTGACCACCACCTAATTTAAATGTAGCTGCAGCTAATAACGCAGCTTTACCAATATCAGATGATGCAATTTTTTTAACTGCTTTGGTTGCACCTTTTACAGCTTTTTTAGCGCCTTTAAAAATACTTCCCAGACCATATTGTTCTCTAGGCACAGCGTTCATAATACCGCCACCCATGTATAATTGTCTTTTCATCTGTCCTCTTGTTATTGGCATAATTTAATTAAATTGTTATAGGCAGGCGTATAAATCCTGAGTTTATTAATCTACTTGGTTTTTGGAAATAAATCAAGACTTGGCATTATCACCGTAACGTCTCTCCTAATGTCCTCTGGGGATACTCCTTTTGTTTTCCATTCCTGGTCATTTTCGTACTTTTCTCCAGTCTTTTTGTTAGATATTGTTTCTATGATTTTTTCTGGTTTTAGTTCTTTCATTATGTTGTTACCTCTCTTGGCTGTATTTGTAATATCGAAGCTATGACGTGCAGCTCATTCGCGTCACTAGCTTGTACTTTTAGTATCTCACTCTCTTCTACTACAAGAGGGTGTGTTAAAAGTTCGGTTGTTGTATTTGTATCTACTGCCTTTGTTTTGAATAAACTGAACACGTTACCAGAAGCATCGGTTAACGTAACAGTTATATTACATGAAGACCCAGCATCATTAGATACTAGTATTGATTTTACCAGAGCAACATTAGCAGTTGGAGTTGTGTACAACGTTGTGTTGTCTGTTGATGTTAAATCTACTTTTGCGTTTACGAAACTGTTTGCCATTAATTTAAAAAGAAGTTTTGAGCATCAACTTCATCCTTTAATTCTTGTTGAAATGTTGTATTTAATTTTTGCACAATCGCATCAAGATCTCTTACCTGTGCGTCAGCAACATCCTGCCTGTATTCTGGTGATGGTCTTGTTAATACTTGTACTATCTTTGCCATTATCTTCTTCCGTCTGGTTGTATGTCTAACCTAAATCCACCAAGTTTCCAACTCTGTGCTGCAGCTGTATTTGCAACTTTTAAAGACACTGCTCTTGCCCTAGCTCTTGTATCAACTTTTTCTGTTGATGAACTAATTGTAAAAGGACCAAGGGCTGAACTTGCCTCTGTGTTATTTGGAAAATTTCTTAAATTTAATGTAATTTGTGTGTTACCTGTTTGTGATAAAAAGTCAGGTATAAATCTTCTAATCTTTGCAAAGAACTCACCATCACCACCTTGACTTATATCAAAGTCTCCAGATTGTATGTTTGAAGTTATGGCTGTCGTTGCTGTAGATGTAACTTGATCTGTGCCAGTTTCGTGTTCGTAATATATAGTGCAACCATCAGTGTTTCCAACAACGTCATAAGAATTATCCGAACTAGCATCATAGTCTGTAGCGTGTGGTTTTCCAAAGACAGCAGAATCTTGCCATGTTGTTCTATCCAACGTTCCTGTTGTCCATATTGGTCTTTGTGGTGTTGATTCAAAATAATTGTAAGTTACAACTCTGTTTACAACAGTAGATCCTGAAGAAGCATAAAACCAATTAATTTCACCAAATAGATTATTTAGTCCAGCGTTTATAAGTTGGTTAGCTGTAGTATTCAAATCATCAAAAACAAAATCTTCTACTAAACATGGTAACGATTGAAGTGCACCAGCATATTTAAAGAAACCATTTTCTGAAAACCAATATGCAGCGCCATCTACTTCAATGGCTGCATTCTGTCCTATCAATCCACAGTTTGTTCCTACTTGTGCAAAACCAAAAGTAAAAGGTGGGCCGATAAATCTTTGTGTAAATAAAGCCGTGTCAGTCCAAACATAAATTGCATCACGACCTCTAACCGCTCCCATAATTCTTGAACCGTCCGCAAGCCTTTGTGTACCAGCTGTGTTGGTTGCTGTAGGTGTGTAAGAGTTAATATTTTCTTGATCTGAGAATCTAATAAACATTTGATCTTGTGTGCTTTGATCTCCTATTGTTGTCTCTGTTCCAAAAAATACTAAGTGTCTATCTGGTGTGGATACAATCATATCTCTAGACGCTGTTGGTGCGCCAGATATAATCGTAGCTCTTGTTGCATTTGCGTTAGTTAAATCTGCGTTCCATTCAAAAACTTGTTTGTTATGTATCAAAGCGATAATTTTATTACCAAAATTATCAATAGACCAAAGCCCTGGATCAATAACTAAATCACCTGAAGCAGCCTCGCCCCACGCTACAAAGTCTGAGGTGTCTGTTACAGTGGCTCCGTCTGAGTGTGCAGCTCTTGTTGTCCCTCTAACTGCTCTTGTAATTCCTGTTAAGTCATTACCAGAAACTCCTGTGTAAGATATTTCTTCTGTTCCTACTTTTATAAAATTTGTTCCTGTCGTTGGAAAGTTTGTGGTGCTTGCTAATGTTATGCTTGTTCCTGACCCACCTGTTCCTGCCGTGTTGTCACCTAAAGCTCCGTTTAAAGTTGACGTTTGAGGATTTGCTGCTTCACCACTCCAAGAACCTAAACCCCAACCAAATCCAGGTAGCTGTTCTGCAGGTCCAACAGGGTAGTAAGATTGAACTCTAATACCACCAGATGTTGTGGCACCCGATCCTGTTTCATTTGATGCCATTGTTATTGTTATCGTAACATTAGTTGGTGCGCTAGTTACCATAAATTTTTTATCATCAAAATCAGAGGAGCTAAAATTTGAGTTTGTAATTGTTGTAAAATTATCTAATAAAATTATGTCACCAGGATTAAGACTGTGTCCTGTAGAAAAAGTTATTGTAACTGTGGGTGAACCGTTTGTAGTGCTAAAAGCATTAGTTAAAGTTGTGGTTGCTCGAATCGGGTGTATGTCATAAAAGACACCGCCTGAGTAAGCGTACAATATTCTGTTTGTTCCTATAATAGAGTATTTTATTCCACTACTATTTACGATGTGATGCATGGCTCTAGCCGCACCAGTAAGTTTGTCAGTGCCTAACTGTGACCAACCACCTATCTTTTCTGGTGACCCATATCTAAATCTAACATTATCTCCATCTACCCACTGTCCTTCGGCTTGGGTCTCTGTTAGTTGTTTATTAAATCCAGGTAGAAATTGTACTTTTCTAAGCATAGGGTTTAAAATATATTAGAAATGTAAGTGTTTCAACCTTTTTTAGAAGTAGTTTATGTTTATATTCAGTCTTATTTTCTTGTCTGTGCAATTAGTGCTGTTATGTGTCTTCGAGCTATCAAACAAAAGCAATGTGTTTTCAACACTTTTTATTTTGACCCCTCCATCTAAAACAGTATATCCATTACAGGTATTGAGATAGAAGATAGCGCCTTTGTGTTTAAAGTCATAATCAAGATGAGGTTTGTGAAAAATTAATTTTTCTGTTTTGTGATATAGATTAGCTTTAATTCTTATTAAAGATTTTACTTTTAATTTGTCTATTAAAGGTTTTAAAAATTTAAAATAATGACTTGGCATGTGTTGGTCATAAAATAGATGAGTGAAGTATCCTTGTTCAATATCGTCAGTCTCATCGGTTATTTTATGGTTGTAATACCAAGGAAAGTTTTCACTCTCTATTACGTTCTTTATTGTTATAAAATCTTTTTTAGATAAGAAATTATTGATTGTTGTGTATTTTTCTTTTGACATACCATTCTGGTAAACCAGGATGAGGTCTGCCATCCCAAACATTTGTAGTGACTTGATCCGCTACATTATAGTGTAAAAAAACTTGAACACAATAAGTGCCTAAAAAAGGTTCTCTCCAATGTTCAACTTCGCACCCTCTATAAATCATTAAATCACCGACGTTCAAATTTATTTTTTTGCCTTTTGAGTCACCAGGTCGATATACTCCTTTCTTATAATAAATATTTTTAGGATTATTCTCCACATAAATAGGCCATGGATCCCCACCTAAATTTAATGTGGCGGATATCTCGCAAGAGTTTCTATCAATATGCCTTTTTAAAACATCTCCTTTTTTATATATTCTTTGATAAGAATAAGTAGGAACTAATTTTAATTTTGTTTTTTTCTCTAACTCTGGTTTTAATACTTGTAACAATGTCTCCATTGCTATGTCACCATAATGACAATACGTTCCTTCTACTTGTTCATCTCCTCTTATTTTTCCTAAAGCAGTTTCAAAAGGAGATATGTATTTATCTTTAATCATTGTATCCAAAGCTTTTCTTTTTAACAAAGAATAACCAGTTAAAAAACTTGCAAACTGAGGGGAAAGAATATTTTTAAATATAATGTATTTATTTTTTTTAAAGCTCATTCTATATTTCTTAAATTAAAATTAAACGCTATAATTTTTTTCTGGTCATTATAGTTATTTTTTGATGCATGTAAATAGTAACTTGGAAAGATTAACAAGTCTCCCTCTTTAACATTTACTGTTTTTTCGTTAAAAATTTTAATACCTTGTTTTTTAGGATTAGGTAAGTGTAAGTAATAAACAGCAGAAAGATTTGTACTACAATGAGTGTGCCATTTGTGTTTACTCTTTTTTAAATAATTTTGATACCAATAATTATCAATGATAATTTCTATATTATTAGAATGTTGTTTATAATATTCTTTTACAAAAAGTTTTAAGTATTTTAAAAATATAGAATGCACAAAAGGCCAATAAGGTCTTGGAGTGTTTTTTGGTAAATACCAATCGCTTATTAAATTACCATGATTTCTACCTGCTGTCATACTAAGTAAATTAACAGTTTTATCTTTAATTGACTTATGTTCTTTTATTTTTTTTATCCAAAGCATAGTTATACGAAAATATTATTCTAGGGTAATTACTGTTTTTTTCTCCAGTGCCGTGTTCTACAAAACTTCTAAATATATACAGCATTCCTTCCATAGGTTTATAAGAGCATAATTCGTCTGTAAGTCTATTTTTATATTTTTCATCTAACGCTAAATGAGGAGGAAGTTTTAAGACATTTTGTTGATCTTGATAAGGCGATTTAAAAATAGTTGCAGCATCTTCTAAATCAGCGGATAAAAAGAAATTTGTAGATATATAGGCGCCTGGATGAATATGATAAGGTTGATAACTTCCCTGAACATAATTTATACACCAGCTTTCAAACGGTTTAAAATTATTTTTAAATTTATGTAAAACAGCAAATTCATTTACTTTTTTTGTTATCCAATTATTTAATTTTTTTAATTTTGTGTCTTTGTAAAACCCATCAAAACAATATCCTTTTTCGTTAAAAACATATTTTTTATTTATATGTTTTAAATATTCATCTTTTATATCAAACCAAAAAGGGCAATAAGCTCTTCCTACTATTGTTGGAAACAATTCATCTAATAATAAATTATCTTGCACGAGCTAAAGCCTCCAAGTAATTTTTATGATCTATCCAATTAGATGATGTTTTTAACATGTTAATATTCTCTTCGGTCACTTTTTTTGTGTGTCTTTGTAAATTATCGTTTAACATTTTAAATTCTTTAGTGATGCTTTTCTTATTTACTAAACCTAATTCTTTTAAAATAATTGACCAATTAGCCTCATAGAATAAATTATATGAACCTCTAAAATCATCTCTTTGAGGTAATCTATCTTTCCAAATATTAAGTTTATTTTTTAAAGAGTTTGGTATTTTTAATTTTAAATTTTTCCAAAAAGGCGAATCTTTTTTATTAACTAAATAATGTAGAACTATGAAGTCTCTTACATTTTCAATAATATTTTCATAATCATCATTATATTTTTTTATGTTCTCTTCATTATAGTTTATTATGTGATGCATTAACATGAAGATCTGTTGAATGGTAACACCAATTGAAGTTGCCTCTAACGGCTCTACAAAGCTAGAACTTAGACCAATAGCTACACAATTACCTGCCCAAACTTTATCTAGGGTGCCTGCTTCAAATTTTATATTTTTACCTATTTTAATTTTTTGTTTTAAATATTTTTCGCACTCTTCTTTTGCTTGCTTCGCATTTATGTAATTATTATCAAAAACATATCCGTTGCCCCATCTACCTTGTGTTGGAATCCTCCACATCCAACCAGCTTTCATAGCCTTGGCTAAAGTGTAAGGAGGGTATTCTTCTGTATCTTGAGTAGGAAAGGCAATAGCTTCGTTCATAGGTAAATAATCTTTGTAAGAAATCCACTTCGCACCAAGTTTTGAAATTAATAATCTTTTAAATCCTGTGCTATCTATAAAAAAGTCAGAGTGGTATTTTCTTTTTTTACTTACTAAATGATCTATTTTATTTTTTTTTAAAACAACATCTTCTATTTCGTCCTCTATTACTTCGATATTAATTTCTTTACATTTTTTTAAAAGGTACTCATTTAATTTAAAAGTATTAAAATGAAACTGGTGTGTAGGTCTTTCACAAAAAATTACCTTGTTTTTTTTACAACCAGACATGTAAGTATAATCATTGGGGGTTAGATTATTAACTACAGAGTACGCATATATAGGAAGATATTGACCATACCTCACCGTGAATAACTCACCAACATTATGAAAGTAATCTTGTTTGGTCCAATCTTTAAAAAGTATACCGTATTTAAATGTTGCTGCAGTTTCTTTTATAATCTCATTATAGTTTAATCCACAAAAATTTATGAATGTATTCCAATGCTCCGTTGAACCTTCGCCTACTCCTATAATTCCTATCTTATCTGATTTTACTATTTTAATGTTTAAATGTGTAAATCTATTTTTTAATATTAAAGCAGATATTAAACCTGCAGTGCCTCCTCCAACAATACAAATATCTTTTATCATTTAAACGGATAACCTAAATTCCAAACAACTAAACTATATCTTGTCCCTTTAGTGACAGGAGTAACTCTGTGCCAAATAAAAGAGGGAAAGACTGTAATGCCTCCTTTACTTGATGGTGCAGAAATTTTAATTGTTTTACCTTCTTTTATATCTGCAAACTCCAACTGTCCTCCTGAATAGTCATCATTGCTTGACAAGTTACATGTAACAGAAAGTTTTCTAATTTTTCCATTAGTTCTCGGATTATTTTCTTTGTAGGGTTCGTTCCAACTATCTGTGTGCCATCCATAATATTGATTCTTTTCATATCGGGTAAATTGAATATCTTCTGAAAAATTCCAATCATAATTCCAACCTGCTTTTTCATTTGCCATGTGAATGTAAGGGTGAATTTCTTTATAAATCCATTCCTCTTTTAGCCAAACAACTTGTGAATCCCTTTTCTTTTTTAAATTTTTTATTTCTTTTTTTGACAATGGGTTCTTTTTTATGTTTCTGTCCCTTCCTTGTTCTCCGGTAATTGCAATCATTTTTTCTAAAGACTCTCCGTATTTAATAACATCGTCACAAAACCTTTCAGTTAAAGCTGAATTAAATTGATAGTAAATATTTTTTAAATTCATATATTTAATTTGTATGTATGGGTTATAAAAATATTAGGTTTCTCAGAAAAATTCTCTGAAAAAAAATATCTTAAGGTTGAAGGGAATATAAACAATTTATTATTTTCAATTTTATATTTATTTAATTTATTTATTTTTGTAACATCATCATACTCTATTACAAGTTCAGAAGAGTCCTTTACAACGTCACAACAATATATACATGTGTACCAAGGTGATTCAGCATAAGAATTTAAATATAGGCTGTTTCTAGAATAACTCTGCTCTAAATGCTCATAGATATTTACCCATCTGTCTTTTAATTTAATTGATTTTTTTGTAGCAGCAAAAAATTCATCTTTAATAGCTGTATCTAAAAAACTTAATTCTGTGCAAGGAGAAATAAATTTATAATCTTTATATTCCCAACAATCTTTTTCTTCCATTCTTTTAGCAGAAAGGACATATCCTTTAACAGCCTCTTGTTTTATTTTTTTGTTATCAATATTATGACCTCTTTGTGGAGATAAAATAGTATGATAAACATTAATTTCTGTAAGTATGTCTTTTTTCATTTATTTACTTTTTAAATTAAATATCATATAGTTACTCTAATCACAATAGAATTAAATGAAATTTTATACTATACACCATGATATTTTAAAAGATTCACAAAGATTGAATATACTTAAAAATGTAAAAAAGCTTTTAAGTGATTTCGGCCCAACATTTCCAGGTTTACAAACAAAAGCAAAACTTCATCAAAAACCTTTTATGTTTGAATTTTTATTTGCAATAAAAAAATTTATTAAAGAAGAATTTTCAATTGTTAAATGTTGGGGTAATTATAGTGATGGTAAAGAATATAATTGGCACAAACACCCTACATATTATTCAGCAGTTTACATGTTAGACAATCCATTAGAGATGGGAACCTCATTTAAAATTGGTGACAAAATTATTAAAACTAAATGCCCTAATAATTCTCTAATAGTCTTTGATGGTGGTATTTCTCATAGCACTCCTATATCAAATAAATTAGTTGATAGATACTCTATAGCTTTAGATTTTAATCACGATATAAAAAATGATAGAATATAAAGAAACAATAAAATCATTTTCTTTACATAATGATTTATTAAAAGATGTCGATTTTTATGATTTTATGAATCATGGTTATAGCCCTTATTCAAAGTTGGTAGAAAACTATAAATTAAGATACTGGGCAAGTTTATATTTAAAAATTTTAGATAACATTAAAACTAAAGACAAAACTCTGTTAGATGTGGGATGTGGTCGAGGAGGTGGAATTGCTTTATATAAAAAATTTCACAACTTAAAAGAAATAAACGCTTGTGATATTACTGATAAAAACATTGATTACTGTAAACAAAAACACAAAGGAATTAATTTTAAAGTTTGTAATGCTGAAAATTTAACTTATGCAGATAATCAATTTGATATTGTGACCAACGTAGAATCAATGTGTTACTATAAAAATAAAAAACAATTTTTACTTGAAGTAAAAAGAGTTTTAAAAAAAGAAGGAATATTTATTTGCACTGATTGCAATAAAGAAGTCTTTAAAAGTTTTTATAAAAATAGATCTATGTTTAGTTTTTTTAAAGTAGAAGATATATTAGATAATGTTAATGAAGCTTGTTATAAAACACTAGAAGATTTAAAAAAATGGCCTGATTCAAAAGCAAAAGATTTGACAAAAAATATATTAGAAGGAAAGATAAAAAAATATGGAACTAATCAGGACTGTTTTAATATCTATACTGTAAATTTTATTCGCCCGTAAGTTCAAACCAACTTTGAGTGTCTTCGTCCCAATCGTAAGATTTATCTACTAAATCTGCGGGAGGATCAATTGGAGCCACCCATTTACAGTTTGAATCTAAAACCCATGATGGAAAAGGTTTTGGGTATAAAAATCTATCATTTTCAGAATCATACGTTCCCCCTTTTACAGCGGGATTTACTCTTATTACACCTTCAGAAGCTGTTTTATAAGTACGTTTCCACATGTTCCATTTGTGAACTTTAGTTAAAAAAGCTATGCCTGTTTCTTCATTAGGGGCATCATCCTCTGAAACACAGTGCACACTTAATACTAAATTGTCTGCGTTTAATTTTGCGTAATATTTCATAATTAACCTGCGTAAATTCCGTCTGAAGTAAAAGTATGAATAGTATCATCCCCATCTGTAGTTACTGAGCCTGAAGTTGAACTTGAATCAGCGGTTTGTCTTCTAATAATAACAATTCCGTTTCCGCCGTCTCCTCCTGAACCATTTCCGCCATCTCCTTCACCATCTGTTCCAGCTGCTCCTGGTCCTCCGCCATTTGGTCCTTCGCCTACGCCTCCAGATGCATAAGTGACTGAAGATCCTGTAATTGAATTTGCTGTTCCAGAACCGCCGCTACCAGCACTACTTGGACCGCTAGAAGATCCAGCTCCGCCAATTCCGCCGCCGCCTCCGCCGCCTGCTGCACGGTGAGGACTGTGATTTGGATGACCACCACCCCCATTGTTTCCTTGAGGTGGAGTTGTTGGAGGTGTATTTCCTGAGCCACCACTATGACCGTGGGCTCCACCTCCGCCACCAGAGCCACCACTCCCTCCTCCTCTTTGAGAGCCTTGGCCGCCACCAGTGGATGTAACTGAATCAAAAACAGAATCGTTTCCAGCGGATCCTGCTGATGCACCTGGGGGATTAGGTACTGGAGCGGCTCCTCCAGATCCACCCTCTCCAACAGTTACAGGGTAATCAGTTAAAGTGAAAACTGGATGAGATTTACCTGGAAGAGTTCTAAATCCTCCAGCTCCTCCGCCACCACAATTTGCACCAGCGACTGACTTACCAGCTCCGCCACCGCCAGCAACGATTAAATATTGAATGTTGTATTCCGTAGGAACAAGACCACCAGAACCAAATCCTAAAACTTGATAACCAAAGGATTTTCTTCTTGGTCTAAGCTTGCTTTTATTTTGTCTTGGACTTTCCGCAAAAAGTTTATTTTTTATTTCTCTCATTCGCTACTCCTATTATAAGTCGTTAGCAGCGTCTGTAGTGAAGAATAATTTAACACCTAATAATTTTGCATCAGCTGTTAACGAATCATCAGATACGTCTCTTGTAATTTGAAAGAATACCTGTTCATCTGTGCTAGGTGATCCAGCTATAGTAACTGCTCCACTTTCTGCTGTAACGTCTAAATCGTTTGCTGTGCCACTGTGTGCTTTTGCTGTCGGTGCAACCGCTGTTCCAAAAGCAGTATTACAAGAATCATTATCTGCTATCGCAACTCCTGCTAAATCCCAAGATACAGTTCCTGTGTTTGTTGAATCTGCTGTAAAGAAAACTTGAAAAGTTATTGTGCCTTCATTCCAAGATTTTGGAAAAGCAACAGCAAATTGAGCATTCTCATCAGAGTCTTTGTCAAAATCTAAAGTTTTAATTTCAGGTCCATTTGATAATTCTGTTTGTGCTATAGCCGCACAACCATTTGTAGTGTTTGGATACATAGCAACTGCAGGAACCCAAATAGATTCTTTACCAGCTATTTTAACTGCAGATACGTTTCCGCCTGAGTCTTCTGCTTGAATTACTCCTGTACCTTTTGTTTTTAGTGCAAGACCTATATTTGTATCACCACCTGAAGCGTCAATTGATGGATTGTTTCCTGTAGCGGCATTTACAAAAGTAACTTCATTGACCGCTGAACTTGTAGCTGTAATTAAAGCTACTTCGTTTCCGTTAGTGTCTAAAATAGAAGTTCCTATTTTAGGAGACGTTAAAGTTTTGTTTGTTAAAGTTTGTGTTCCACCAGTAGTAACATTACCAGCTGGTAAAGTAAGAATGTTTGGATTAGTTCCATCGCTCGCAGTTGCGAATACAACAGCATCCCCTTTGTCATCTGCTGCAAAAGTAAAAGAGTCACCAGATCCTGATACGTATTTAAATTGTACTGTGTGTGAACCTGATGTTGAATTTCTTAAATAATAAAAAGTTTGTACATCTAAAGGAATTGTAACAATTTGATTTCCTGAAATTGTGCCAGTAAACTCGATCATTCTGTGAGATAAAGTTGCCCCAGTTGATCCATCAGATACAGATAAAGTCGTAGTTTGTGCACCACCTGCTATTGATTGTTGTGTAAATCCACCGACGATTTGTTCAAAAATTTGTAAATTTGTGTTAGTTTTAGTCCCCCACGTCCCAGCGTTTTCACCAGTTGCCTGAAGTTCTATACCGAGTGGTGTATATGTTGATGCCATATTTTATCTCCTATTATGCAGCGTCAGTATAACTTGTATTTGATCCTGTTGCAACATTTGTATACGAAGAATTTGAGCCTGTGTCAACATCAGAATAAGCTTGAATTCCGAAGCCAGAAGCAGTGCCAAATGCGGCTACAGAGGCTGTAGCTTGTTGACCAGTTAATCCTACAACATCAGCAGGTGATAAAGATCCTACTGCAGAAGTAGAGGCTACACCAGTTAGTCCCATAACATCAGCAGGTGATATAGATCCTACTGCAGAAGTCATAGCTTGTCCTGATAGATCTACTAATGGACTTGAATTAATATTAATCTCACCAACTGCAGAACTAGCAGAAACTCCTGTTACTCCCATAACATCTGCTGGTGATAGATTTCCAACAGCAGAAGTAGAAGCCACTCCTGTTAGTCCCATAACGTCCGCTGGTGATAAAGAACCTACAGCAGAAGTTGCTACGCCTGCTGAAGATACAGAAAATTCTACGTCACCAATTATTGTTGGTGATCCAACTGAAGGTGTAGAAGATACACCTGTTAATCCCATTACATCTGCTACTGCTAA